CACGACCAACAACGCCGAGTATGAAAAGCTCTATCCGGGCTATTTCCTCGCGGATGCTGGCGCATGGCACAACGACGTAAACGGAGGAAAGTATATCGTCGCCCGCTTTTACCGGCGGGACGGTGTATTTATAAAACCGAAACGGAGGAAACGAAAATGACAGTAAACGAGTTTGCAAAGGAAGTCCACGAGAACGCGGTCGCGCATGGATGGTGGGAGACGGCTCGGAGCTTTCCCGAGGTCGCCGCGCTCATTCATTCGGAAGTCTCGGAGGCGCTCGAGGAGTGGCGCGACGGAAATCCGGCTATCTATGGGTGTTGCGGCATCCCGGGCGCGGTCTGCGAGTTCAACGGCGCTTGTGATAAGGACGAGAAAACCGGCACTTGCAAGCCGGAGGGAGTCGCCGTCGAGCTTTGCGACGCGATTATCCGTATTCTCGATTACCTCGCCTATATGGGCGTGGACGTTGAGGCCGTTCTCATGGCAAAGCATGAGTACAACAAGGGGCGCGAATACCGCCACGGAGGGAAACGCGCCTAAACCACGATAACGCACGAGGAGGGCGAGCTATGATTAACTATTTCGAGGCGGCGGAGAAAACTCTCCGCGCTCGCGGCTTGCTCGAGACGGCTTTAGGCAATCTCGAGCGGAAAAAGGAGCGCATTTTACGATACGGCGCGCCGTCGGAATATCCGTCGGCGGATATGTCCAAGCCGTACACGGGCGCGAAATCTGTAAACGACGCGCTCGCGGACTGCCTCGAGCTCGCCGAGGTTATGCGGGAAATCCAAGTTACCCGGGATAAGGTCGAGGAGATAGACGGCGTTCTCGCGCAGATGGACGAGGACGACGCTCGTATCCTCCGGCTTTGGTACATCGAGCGCAAGAGCAAGGACGAAATCACGGAGGCCGTATGCTATTCCTCCACGTCCAGCCTCTACGACCTCCGAAACAAGGCGCTCGTGCGCTTCGCCCTCCTCTACTTCGGCGCGGGGGCTATGCCGTCCATGTGAGGCGCTTTCTCGCTTATTCTCATGTATTGAAAAAAATCTGTATGGAAATTTGCTTTTTGCCCGTGGTATGCTTTAGGCGTAAAGAGAGGTCGAGGGAAACCTCGCCGCCGTGCGCCCCGCGCTTTATGCGCGAGGCGTTCTCTTTATCCACTCGGAGGCGGAGAGCATGAGAGAGTTTGCGAAAGCGTTTTACGAGTCTCCGGCATGGAGGCGCACACGAGCATATATTCTCAAGCGAGACGCGGGGCTATGTGTCCATTGTGGCGAGCCCGGCGTTATCGTGCATCACAAGATAGAGCTCACGCCGAGGAACATCGACGACCCGGCAATCGCGCTCGGCGAGGATAACCTCGAGACAGTTTGCCGGACGTGTCACGCATTGATACACGAGGGAACGCCGCCGCTTGCCGACGGCCTCGCTTTCGATGCAGACGGAAATATTATCACAGCGCCACATACCCCCCGGGGTGCGCCGAAATAGATACCCGGTAAGTAACCGCGCCTCAATCCTCGGAAGAACCGACCCGGGCGCGCACATGAGGGGGGGTAAAACCGGGGCGGAGGGAGGTTTACTCATTATATGGCGGCAAATAAAAAAAGCTACGACGAGCTCTCGATTTCTGAAAAAATCGAGGCGAAAAAGAAGAAAATTAAACGGCTTTTCCGAGAAATGCCTCCCGAAAAGCGGCAGTTTGCCGAGGGGCTTATCAATCAATTCGCCGTGACCTCCGTCACGCTGGAACGCCTCGCCGACGAAATCAACAACGGCGACTTGATAGAGGATTTCGTACAGGGGGCGCAAAAGCTCCGCCGGGAGTCCCCGGCTCTCCGTGCCTACAACACGACGATAAAATCCTTTTCCGCTCTCACAAACCAACTCGTCGCGTTGCTCCCGGAGAAAGAAAAGAAATCGGCGGGTGACGAGCTTATGAGCTTTATCACAAAGCCCGCCGCCCGGTCGGGCAAGTAGTGAACTACGTCCGGGAGTATTGGGAGCGGATTTCCTCCGGCGAAATCGTCACGAGCCGACGGGTAAAAGCCGTGTACGGTCGCCTCGTGGCGGAAATGGACGCGGCGGACGAGAGCTCGCCGTATTACTTCGACGAGGCCGTCGGCGAAAGGCCGATTATCTTCGTCGAGCGGTTTTGCAAGCAGTCTCAAGGAACGCTCGGCGAGTCTCTGACGCTCGAGCTTTTCCAAAAAGCATATATACAACTCCTTTTCGGGTGGCTCGAGAGGGCGACGGGATACCGGCGCTTTCGAGAGACACTCTTTCTTGTAGGTAGAAAGAACGGCAAGAGTACGCTCCTCGCGGCGCTCGCGCTCTATATGCTCGTCGCCGACTACGAGGGCGCGGCGGAGATTTACTCCGTAGCGACCAAGAAAGACCAAGCGAAAAAGACGCTCACCGAGGCCGTAAACATGGTGAAGCAGAGCCCCGAACTCTCCGCCATTCTCAAGAAGCGCCGCAACGACATTTACTTTCCGGCGACGGCCTCCAAGTTTGAGGCGCTGGCTTCGGACTCGAACACCCTCGACGGCCTCAACTCTCACGCCGTCATTATCGACGAGCTCCACGCGATACGCGACCGCAATCTCTACGAGGTTATGAAGCAATCGACCTCGAGCCGCCGACAGCCGCTCGTGATTATGATTACCACGTCCGGCACGGTGCGCGAGTCCGTTTTCGATAACCTTTACGGCTATGCTTGCGAGGTCGCCGACGGGCAGACTCCCGACGAGCGTTTCCTCCCCGTGCTCTATGAGCTCGACAAGCGCGAGGAGTGGACAGACCCGACGGCGTGGATAAAGGCAAATCCCGGCCTCGGGACGATAAAGCAATATACCACGCTCGCCGACTTCGTGGAGCGAGCAAAGAAAAATCCCGAGGACTTGCCCGGCGTTCTCTGCAAGGATTTCAACGTCAAGGCGACCGGCGCGGCCTCGTGGCTCTCCTATGAGGACGCAGTAAACGAGGCGACATTCAAGCCCGAGGAGGTCTATAACACCTACGCTATCGGCGGGTGCGACCTCTCCGCGACGACCGACCTAACGTGCGCGACGCTGATTATCCGACGCTCGTCCGACGATGAAATCGTGTACGTTTTTCAGCACTATTTCCTACCGCAAAAGAAAATCGACCAGCTCGACGAGCACAACACGCAAGAAGCGCCCTATAAGATTTGGGCGGAGCGAGGGCTCGTCACGATATGCGAGGGTACTCGCGTCGATTATTCGGCGGTGACGGCGTGGTACTGCCAAATGCGGGACGAGCTCAAGATAGACGCTTTCAAAATCGGATACGACCGCGCTCTCGCCGGTTATTGGGTGGACGAAATGAAAGCGAACGGCTTCGATATGTGCGCCGTCGCACAGGGGCCTTTTACATGGTCGCAACCTATGAGGGAGCTCGGAGCGGCTCTCGCAGATAAGAAAGTCAATTACAACAAAAATCCCGTTTTGCTTTGGTGCCTCACGAATACAGGCGTTAAGAAAAGCGGAGTCAACAACATTCAGCCCGTCAAGATTTCCGAAAAGCGCCGTATCGACGGCATGGTATCTCTCCTCAATGCGTGGGTTATCTATGTGCGGGATTATGAGGACTATATGTATTTAGTGGGGTGAAAAAATGGCAAAGAGAGGGCTCTTTCAGTCTATTTTCGGGGGCAGGAGCGAGAAAAACAAGGATTTCCACGCATACAAGCTCTTGAGCTCGTGGGAGTCTACTTTCGTACCGTATTCCGGGAATATGTGGGACATAAACACGGTACGTTCCGCCGTGGACGCTTTCGCCCGCCGCGCTTCGACCGCACAGCCGCGCCACGTCCGGCAGTCGGCGGAGACGACGGTCGCGGTAAACGGCTATATCGACCGCATTTTGCAGTTCCGGCCTAATCCGTACATGACGGCGGCGGACTTTTATTACAAGCTCGCCGCGCAATACAAGGTTTACAACAACGCGATTGCGTACCCGGTTTTCGATGAAGCAGGCCGCTTGACGGCGGTCTATCCTATCAACGCGCAGTATTTCGAGCTCCTCGAGTACATGGGTACGCTCTATTGCCGCTTCACCTTTGCGACCGGCGCAACGTACATTTGCGAATATTCCCGAATTATTCACGTCCGGCGGCATTTCCTCGAGCACGATATTTTCGGCGACGGCAACAAGCCTCTCGATACCGCGCTCAAGACTGCGAACACGCTCAATCAAAGCATGAGCAAGTTCGCCGAGCTCGTCGCGGTTATCCGGGGTATTCTGAAAGTCTCGAACGCCGTCAAAACAGAGGACTTAAACCGTCGCCGCGACGACTTTATCCGGGACAATCTCCGCATGGAGAACAACGGAGCGGGCGTTATCGTCACGGACGCGAAATACGACTATACGCCTATCACGGACAAGACGACCCCTATCCCGGCGACACAACTCGCATACGTCAAAGAGGAGATTTACGACTATCTCGGCGTGTCGAAAGAAATCGTCGAGAATACCGCGACTCCGCAACAGGAACAGGCTTTTTATAGCGGCGAAATCGCCCCGTTTTTCCGCCGTCTCTCGCAAGCGTTCTCGAACGTGCTCTTTACCGAGCGGGAGTTCGGATACGGAAACCGTATCGTCTTTTCTGCGAACTCCGTCCAGTTTGCGACGCTCCCGGAAAAGGTCACGGCGGCAAAGTTTTTGACGGAAATCGGCGCGGCGACGCTCGACCAAATCTTGACTATGTTCGATATGCCGACTATCGGCGGCGAGGAGGGCGCGCGCCGGGTGCAGACCCTCAACATGGTAAACGCGAAACTCGCGGACAAATATCAAACCGGCACGGACGGCGGCGGAGACGATACCCCGCCGGACGACACTACGCCGCCCGGGGAGCCGACGGGCAAAGAGGAGGTTTAACGCTATGGCTATCAAACAGGGGCGCGAGTATCGCGCTTTGCAGGACTTTAGCCTCGTACCCCGGGAGGAGAACTCGCCGGAGTACCGGGTACGCGGTACGGCTATCGTATTCAATACGCCTACGGTGCTATGGGAGTGCGACGGCGTGGAATACAAGGAAATTATCGACCGCCACGCTTTCGACGAGTGCGATATGTCCGACGTGATTTTCAACTACAACCACGGCGGAAAAGTCGTCGCCCGCCTCCGTAACAAAACGCTCGCCCTCAACATCGACGAGCGCGGCGTAAACATCGAGGCAGACCTCGGCGGCACGACCGCCGGGCGCGAGCTTTACGAGGAAATCGACGGCGGGTACGTCGATAAAATGTCCTTTTCTTTCACGGTACGCGAGGCGAAATACGACTCCGTTACCCACACCCGCACTATCACAAAGGTCAAAAAGCTATACGACGTGTCGGCGGTGGACATTCCCGCCTATAATGACACGTCTATTTCGGCTCGGAGCTTTTTCGAGGAGGAGCACTCGAGGGAGCTTGCGGCTTTGGAGCAAGCCCGGAGACGGAAGAAACTCGTAGCTTTGACATACTAACCACCCACACAACAACTATCATTTTTTGGAGGTAAATTATGAACATCGAAAAGAGACGCGCAGAAATCGCCGCCCGCAAAGCTGAAATCCGTAAGCTCATTGAGGGCGATACCGAGAACAAGCTCAACATGGACGACCTCGAGAAAGAGCTCCGCGAGCTCAACGAGGAGGACGAGAAGCTCGAAAAGAGACAGGCTATCGAGCGTATGCTCAACGGCGGCGCGGCTCCGGCCTCTCCTGCTGGCCTCGCTAATCCCGTCGCCCGTTCCGCCAACCAGCCCGCGCCGGAGAGCTCCGACGTGCTCTATCGCTCCGCATGGCTCAAGACCTTGCAGGGTAAGCCGCTGACCGACGACGAAAAGCGCGCATACTCCACGGCGGCAAACTCCGGCCTCCCCATTATCCCGGAGACGACCGCAAATCAGATTATCAAGAAAATGTACGAGGTCGCGCCGATTTTGCAGAGATGCAAGATTTTTCACGTCCCCGGCAATTTCAAGTTCGCAACCGAGGGCACGAACAGCGAGGCCGCTCTCCACACCGAGAACGCCACTATTACCGCCGCGAGCGACTCCCTCGGCTCCGTCTCTCTGACCGGCTACGAAATCGTGAAGCTCGTCAAAGCCTCCCGCGCTTGCTCCGAAATGGCGCTTTCCGCGTTCGAGAGCTATATCGTCGAGGTTATCGCCGAGAGCATCGCCCGCCGCATTGAAAAGTACATTTTCACCGGCACGGGCTCCAACCAGCCCGGCGGCGTTAAGACCGCCGGTAAGGGCGACAGCGGCGCATACACCGACGACACCGACCAGATTACCGTAGCGAAAGCGGCCTCTCTCACCGAGGCGAACGTTATCGCGCTTTACGGTCTGCTGGGCGACGGCTACGAGCGTAACGCCGTTTGGTGCATGAGCAAGGCGACGTTCTTCTCTGATTTCTTCCCGCTGATGAACAAGAGCAAGAACAACGTTATCGAGTTCGCAAACGGCAAGTATTACGTCATGGGCGCGGAGGTCTACTTTACCGGCTCTCTCGCCGCACATGAGGCGTATCTCGGCGATTTCTCCTATATCATCGGTAACTATTCGCAGGATATTACCGTCGTCCGCTCCGAGCACTCCGGCCTCGCTACGAACAGCATCGACTACCTCGGCGCTTGCGTGTTCGACTCTAAGCCGGTCGCGGGCTTCGGCGCGTTCGTGCATCTCGCCAAGTCTGCGACCTAATGAGGAGGGCTCGAAATGGCAGTCGGTGACGAATACCTCGCCTCCGTCCGCCATAGCGTGAGACTTTCCTCCACCGTCCACGACGGGGAATTGACCGACCTCATTAACGCCGCCCGAGCCGACCTTGTGCTCGGCGGCGTTCTTGAGGAGAAAGCGAACAACGAGAGCGACCCGCTAATCAAAAAGGCGGTGACGACCTACGTCAAGGCCGAGTTCGGGCTCGATAACGAGGACGCGGACAGGCTCCGCGCCTCGTACAAGGAACAGCGGAACGGCCTCACGCTCTCGGACTCCTATATCGCGGCGGAGGAGGGATAGCTCATGTACTGGCGCGACGTTGTGACGCTCAAGGCCGTTACGGAGGGGCGCGACGCGGACGGGTATCCGAAAGAGACAATCACGGAGACGACCGTTTTCGCCGACGTGTCCAGCACCAAGCGGAGCGAGTTCTACGCCGCCCGACAAGCGGGTATCTCGCTCGCGCTGACGGTGAAAATCCGCGCCGCCGACTATGACGGTCAAGAGCGGCTCTCCTTTGAGGGCAAAGAGTACAAGGTCGAGCGTGCGTACACGGAGGCGCGGGAATACTACGAGCTTAATTGCTCCGAGTTTAGGGGGGCGAGCGAATGAACGTAAACGCTCTTTTGGTGGATACGCTCGATAGCCTCCTCCCGACCGCCGACGGCGTGTATAAGGGCGCGGCGACCGAGTATATCGTTTTCAACTATACCGAGCTCCCGGCAGACTTCGCCGACGACGACGCGGGACATTACCGCTATCTCGTCGAGGTAGAGCTTAATGCCCCTGTTGAGAAAAACACTCGCGCATACCGGCAGGAAATCACCCGGCGGCTCGTGGCGGCGGGCTTCACCCGTCCGATGGTGACTCCGAACACGGATAAAAACGGTCAACACTACGTTTTCGAGTGCGAAATTGCGGGAGGCGTTGAGAATGGCTGATCTATTCACGACCGGGCTCGACGCTCTCATTTCAGACCTTGAGGAGCTCGCAAAAATCCCGGACGAGGTTATCCTTGATATGCTCACGGCGGAGGCGGAAGTCGTAGCCGAGGAGCAGAAAACGGCATTTTCAACGGCGTACTCAAAAGGTTACTCAAAAGGAATTACCGCTCGGAGCGTGACTGTGAGTAAAAAGCTCAAGAAAACGGCGAACGGGAAAGCTATCTATGTTTATCCGAAAGGCACTCGAAAAGATGGCAACAAACGGCGGGCGGCGGAGGTCGCGTTTATCAACGAATACGGCGCGGTGGCTCGCAATAT